CTAAAGACGCAGGATTATATTTTGAAGATAGTAAAGAAACTAAGTCGTTTGATCAAAAACAATGGAATGCTATTAAATCATGGACTGCAATATCAAAAGGTAAATCTATTGATAAGAAGAATGCAGAGAATATGTATAAGTACATAAGAGAAGTTGAGAACTCTAATTACAGAGATGAAAAGTTTTGGATAGATCAACCAGATTTTACTACATATGATTTTAAACAATTAAAAGAATGGTGTGGTTTATCCTTAGATGATGAAAGCCAAACAAAAGAATGGTGGTGGATACTAAGAAGAAACTTTAGTTCTAAACAAAAGATTTATTTTATAAGATTATTAAAAAGATATGGGCAAGAACAATTGGACAAACGACCCCAAATCATTATAGATACTATTCATTCTGTTAAAGGTGGAGAAGCTGATCATGTAATTGTATCAGCTAAAAACGACTATGCCTCTGATTTTAATAGAAAGAATAAACAAGACAAAATAGACGAACTAAAGGTTTATTACACAGGGTTCACTAGAGCAAAGAAAACATTACATTTGCTTTCAAGTGATAACCAATATAACTATCCTGTCGGTAAAGACTACTTAGTTTACTTACAGGAGAAGAAATGAGCAATAAGGTGTTCTTTAAACAAGTTGGTGGTGCACACTATAAAAAGTATGACATACAACCATCTGAGTTTATTAATAAAAACAAAATATTGTTTGCAGAAGGTAATGCAATCAAGTATATATGTCGCCATCAAGATAAAGGAAAGAAACAAGATTTGTTAAAAGCAATACATTATATAGAGATGATTATAGAAAGGGACTACAATGAAAAATAATCAAGAACCTTTAGTTTATGATATGGGTTTTATTACGTGTGTATGCATTCTAACATTTTTATTTTGGATTATTTAAATGACTAGTTTACAATTATCAATGACGTTTAAGAAAAGCATTTGGTCGTGTCCAAGTGAATATAAAGATTTATCTTCATATCCAGAAATTGCAATCGATTTAGAAACAAGAGACGAGGGAATTACTAAAGGACTAGGCGCTGGTTGGGCAACTAACAATGGAGAAGTAATTGGTTTTGCAGTAGCTGTAGATGGTTGGCAGGGTTATTATCCATTTAATCACTTTGCTGGTGGTAACATGGTTCCTGAACAAGTTCTTAAATATATTAAAACTATATGTGCATTACCTAATAAAAAGATATTTCATAATGCTCAGTACGATTTAGGTTGGCTACAAGCTATGGGTATGACTGTTAATGGTGTTATTATTGATACCATGATAGCGGCCGCTCTTATAGATGAGAATAGATGGTCTTATTCATTAAATAATATATCTAAAGATTACTTAGGCGAGATTAAAGCTGAAACTGATTTAAATGAAGCGGCTAAAGATCACGGTATTGATCCTAAATCTGAAATGTGGAAATTACCCGCAGAGCATGTTGGTTTCTACGCGGAACAAGATGCACGTCTCACGTACCTATTGTGGCAACGATTTAAACATGAAATCGTAACTCAGAATCTAACTACGATATGGGAATTAGAATCTAAAATACTTCCAATATTAATTAAGATGCGCCAAAGAGGTGTTAGAGTTGATGTTGATAAAGCAAGTAGATTAACTGTAGAGTTTGCGGCTCAAGAAAAAGTATTACTACAAAAGATTAATAAGCTTGTTGGTAAAGATATAGATATTTGGGCGGCAAGACAAATAGGAGAAGCTTTTGATAAGTTAAAGATTGAATATCCTAGAACTGAAAATACAGGTGCACCATCCTTTACACAAAACTGGTTGCACAATTCTAAACATCAAATCTCACAATTAATTGTACAAGCAAGAGAAATTAATAAATTTCATAATACATTCCTTGCAAATATTTTAAAGTATGAACATAAAGGAAGAGTTCATGCAGAGATTAATCAATTAAGATCAGATCAAGGGGGAACAGTATCTGGTCGTATTTCTATGTCTAACCCAAATCTACAACAGCTTCCTGCACGTAATAAAGAATTTGCTAAAAAGATTAGGGGTTTGTTCTTACCAGAAGAAGATCATAAGTGGGGTTCGTTTGATTATTCACAACAAGAACCAAGAATGGTTGTTCATTATGCGGCTTCTATTGGAGAGGGTTATGAGGGTTCACAAGAACTTGTTAGAGCCTATGCCAATGCTTCAGCAGACTTTCACCAAACAATTGCAGAATTAGTTGGTATAGAAAGATCTCAAGCTAAAACTATTGGACTTGGATTAATGTATGGTATGGGAAAAAATAAATTGGCCAACTCTTTAGGATTATCAAAAGAAGAAGCAGAAGTATTAATATCAAAATATAATCGTAAAGTTCCATTTGTAAAACAATTATCTGATAGATGTATGAAAAAAGCAAACGATGAGGGTGTTATTCGTACTAAAAAAGGTAGAAAATGTAGATTTGATATGTGGGAAACTAAAGACTTTGGTATTCATACTGCTGAAACATTTGAAAACGCTGTTGCTAAATATGGTAAAGACGGAATTAAACGTGCCTTTACATATAAAGCATTAAATAGATTGATACAAGGGTCAGCAGCCGATCAAACTAAACAAGCGATCGTATCTTGTTATGAAGCTGGATATCTTCCTATATTACAAATCCATGATGAATTATGTTTCAATGTAAAAGATGGAGATGAATTGAAAATAAAAGAAATCATGGAAACGTGTATGGAGTTTAAAGTACCGAGTGTTGTAGATATAAGCATAGGAGACGACTTTGGACAAGCTAGCTAGATCCAAGCACCACGACTCACGGATCATTGTACATCCGTTTTACCAGTTATTTCCAATGCGCTTGGAATTATTATGGTTTGATGATGTAAAACAAATACATACTCCTCATAATGATTTCAAACAAACTGTTAAATTCTCTATGGGGCAAGAAGGCTTATTATGCCCTATGGTTGTTGATTGGAATAACGAAGTTAGGAATGGCGCTAATAGATTTGCTGTATTAAAAAAAGGAAAACTAGCTGATGGTAGTTTATTTTATAAAGCTAGAACACCAGAAGAAGTTAATTTTCTTGGTAGATTAAATGTAGAAGTTTGGGTAAGACATATTGCTAATAAAAATGTAATGGATTTTGAATTTTTATTTCAAGGCAAAATGAAAAAATACACAGAGAAGTGTCTTCATCTCTTTACAGAGAACGTAATTAAATTACCACAACAAAACTAAGAAGCGATATAGTTTATATCTTCTTCTTCGTTTTTTAATCTAGATACTTCGTCATGCAATGCTTGAACTCTTAATTGCTTTTTAATTTCTTTCAATTCAAGTTCAAGTTTCAACATGTCGATAGTTTCTTTTCCTTGTTCAAGAAATTGTTGATTCCATTTTGATTCTAGAACCATCTTCCTTGCTAACAAGGCTTCACTATTTAGAAACATTAAGTTCCTCGTATGTTATAAACATCTTTGATGGCGAATACGTGATTTCTTTTTTCATCGTGTATTTACCATCATTGAGTTCTTTTACGAAATTATTCCTAGATTCCTCATCGTTGGACGCCCATACGTCATGACTAATACAATGACCAGCATATCTAACGTGGTATCTATATAACTTCATATGATATCTTATCATATCTTTGCTATCATGGGCAACGATTAAAAAGTGGCTATTTTATTGACTTTTTAGGCATTGACACGTCCTTGCGAACAATATAGCTATTAAGATTCTAAGGAAAATAATATGGATATAACAAAATGGAAAAGTGTCGCTGTTAGAATTAGTGATTATAAAATTCTAAAAGCGTTATGTGACGAAAAATTTAGAAACCCTGCATCAATGATTTCAAAACTTACACACGACTATGTAAAATTTAGAGCAGGTAAAAGTAAAATGACTGTTGATGCTTATTTAAAAAAACTTTTAAAAAAATGATTGAATTAATTAAAAGTTTATTTTGGTATGAACATATTTTTATTGTTTATGCCTTACCAATGGATATTTAAACTTTTTAGTTTTAATATCAAACCTTAACCATACGTATTTATAGTGTCGTGGTGGTTTAGGTGGGTCTAAATAATCTGTTGGTGGTGTCCACGCTTTCATTTCTTCCATCCATTCTTTGTAGCTAAATCATTTATAAATGTTTTAGCTTGTTGTTTAGTTTTAAATAGTTCATTAGCCCAAGTTATAGGCATCAGTCCCATAGGTGTACCATCACGAACATAAGCAAAGGTACGCCATCCGTCCCAAGATTTTTTTACTCCGTAATCTTCTACTTCCATACGATTATACTCACAATTAATAATAGCCATGATACTAAAATCACTATTAGCCAAATGTTAGGCTCGTGTTTCTTTATGTTCATGTTCTACTCCCGAATGATTTGTTGTTTAGTTTTTCTTTCTCATAATCTAATGCCATTTGCATTTCTTCCTCAGTTATAAGTCCGAGTATCTTTTGCATTTCGCAATAGGTCTTTTGTCCCGATTTACTTAATCTATCGTAATCAAAAGCGAGTTCGTTGAATAGTAAGTAAAAGCGTTTGTTCATTCCCATTATGCCCCCTGTTCCGAGTTGCACGGCACACGGCTCACGGAATATTTAGGATCAAACTTTGCACCTAATATCCAAGCTAGTTGTTCTTGTGCCATTCTGTATCTAATCTCATCTGCTTTAGATACGTAGTTATGTTGTTCTACTGCCATTTCGAAGTGTGCTAATTCTTCCTCGAGCCACGCTACTACGTCTTTTATGTCTTTCATTTCACTCTCTTTCTATTTATTAGTTGGTCTTGAAAGGCTAATGCCTTTTCCTCATTTGCAAAGAAATAATAATCATTTGCTTTTATTTCTCTGTTATTTATTTCCCTAAACAACGTATCAAGGGTGTAATAAATTCCGAACGATAAATCTTTTCTATGTACTATGTATGCTTTAGCCATTTGTTCCTCTCATATCCCAATATATTATAAATAACACTATTGCAAAATAAGTTATTTTAAATGTTAGTTGTGTCATTCTTTCTCCTCTAAATATTCTTGGTACTTTCGTTCTTCTACTTCCTTTAAGCTATAAATTAATTCTTCTGCGGAATTTTCTATAGTGTTCTCATCAAAGCCCTCGTCCTTTGCTATCTCTACAAAGTGTTGTAAGGCCTCCTCTGGCGTCATAATCATTCCATTCTTCATTAACTTACCACTTGCATATTTCATCAATGTTGTTTCATAAAGAAAACCAATAGGCATATCTACATCTGGTATGCTCACGCTGACCTCCCTATTATTTTCCATTTATTTTCATAAGGCATTTGTTTAAAACAATGTTCATTACAAAAAACTCCACCAAGTTCATCTTCAACATAAGATTTTAATGGATACTCCATACAATATTCACATTCTAAAACGTAAAGACCTTTATCTTTTATTTGTATGCTTTCACACTCTAAACAAGTGTAGTCGCCTCTTACATCACAAGTTTTACAATGTTTGTTAGGTTTTAAATGTCCCATTTATTTACCCTCTTTTTATTTTTAAAGTATCCTACTTTTTTAAGTAAGTCATAACCATCGGTTATAGCTGATTTAAAATGTTCCGTTCTATATTCTAACGGACAATCTTCATCTGCATTACAACACACTATTGCTAACGCCTCTTGTAGTTGTTTGTGTTCCTCTACTAATTTATTAGCAATACTTTTTTGTCTAGCGATTGTTTCATCTAACTTTTTTACTGCATTTATTATTGTAGTCATTGTGTTAACTCCTCCATTTCTACTGGTCTATATTCTTCGTCGTAATCTTCTTCTATAAGTTCTATTTTATCGTTTAACCAATTTTCCCAAGCGTCTTTTTTATTTTTTCCTAAAACTTTCCATTTTCTATAAAGTTCTGGGTATTCAGTTATTACATATGTTTTCATTCTTTTTCCTTCCTATTGATATACATTAATAATTGTTCTGCACATTTATGACGACCACAATTAATATCGTCCGTGCCATCATCGTGTAATGGCTCGTCCCCGTTTTCTCTGGCTTTAACGTAATCTTCATAAGTGAACATTTCGCCCTCTAGCCATTCTTTAATGTCATTAATTGTTATAGCCATTATGCGACCTCCTTTAATTTAAAGTCGTGTAAGTAAGCCATACTTAAATTTTCTAGCTTTTTTACATCTGTATCAGTTATAGGTATTTCGCTTTCAATTCTAACGGCTCTGCCGTCCGATAAGAATTGTTCATCATTAACTTTGTCATCATAAAAGAATTTAGAAATTATTTCTTTATAGTTTAAAGTTAATAATTGTTTATTATCTATAATGGCGTAGTCCGTATATTCTCTGTCGCCATCATAAATTCTAAATCTTAATAATGTCTTTTCTTTTTTCATACTCCAATCCCCCTTGTATCTATTTCTTGTTTAATGAAATCTTTAAAATAGTTTTCAAGTATCGTTGGTCTTTCAAGCGAGGTATATAATCTATATTCCTCTCTTAATTTTCTGTCATTAAAAGTTTTAATATACTGTTTAATAACTTTTATATCTTCTTTCATAGTTTTCCTTTCATAGCGTTTTTAATATATTGTTTTGCATTTGTTTTATCCGCAATGTAAGTAAATCTATTTCTTTTATTAAATCTTGAATTAAAGAAATAAACTACTTCTTCTTTAGTTATTTTTCTAATTAATTGTTTTTTGTTATCTATTGCGTATATCATTTATGCTACTTTCCTTTCTAGTTTTTTAGCGTCCATCATAAATCTTTTAGGTTGTAGATTAACTAACCAATCGCTTACTGATGGTATGTATCCACAATCTTCAATGATATGTTGTTCGCCGATTGTTTTAACGGGTACTTTCTTATTGTCCGAGTTCACAATATAGTCGCCAAATCTTTCAACACATTCTTCAACCCCTAATGAGTGGTGTCGTAATGCTCTGTGTCTAAAATCTGGGTGGTAAGACTTTGTAAAATCAAACCACTTATGGATAGCAACATAATCTTCTATGCGTCCACCATAACGATTAACTGTTGCTTGTGCGTGTATTACGGGTGTAGCCATTACAGTTCCCCCATTTCACTTACAGTTTCATATTGTTCAACGGATTGATTGCCGTCCATTTCCCACCCGTAAGTAAATACATCTAATTTCACAGTTCCATTAA